CTGTTAATTGATAGGCCAGATCAGACAACTTACCCCCTACAGTATTAGTAAGTTCGTCCATCATAAGTGGTAGGTTGTGGTATATCTCCCCACGGTGCATCTTAGAATTGTAGGTATCAACCTCTTTCAACAGCAGTTGCTCGGGATTGCCCCATGCTGATAGTCCTGCCATCAACATAGTGGTTTTACCAACACCCGTATCTCCGTACATATGTAACCCTGCAGAGCCGATCCCTGTAAGTGGCATAAGTATCGAAGCGTAGGACGCAGCGATTGTGAACTGATGCAGTTCAAATCCTTCCCGATTGTAGAAGTCTAGCGCGTCAAGATATCCTTGCTCCGTACCCTTGGGTACAAAGTAATCCATCATACCTGCTGTCTGTGTAGACGGTGGGTTATAGTCTTCGTCATTACCGTAGATAACACGATCCCCTAGTATGAACGCGGTCATACTATCGTCAGTCCACCCAAACTGTTTATGAGCCTCGTCCTCTGCCTGAGACGATTGCAGTTCTTCAATCCACGCCATTATATACACCTGTATCTTATCTAGTTTTGCTCCATACGCAGCCACACCCTGCGTAGACATTCCTTTTCTAAATTCATCCCGCGATGTGATGCTAAACATCGGCATCGTCCATTCACGCACACCGTCTCGGGGCATATGAAGCCTAAACACAAGTGCTTGGCCTATCTCTGTATCCCATATACGGCGCATGACATAGATATCGTTGTGGTAGATGCACTCTTCTTCTATCTCACCGTCACTATTTGTAGTGCGTTTATACACACCGCCTTTAGCACCACGGAAATAAGGCTTTGGGTATGTCGGTATGTTATAAGTCTTGGGCGCACTGGCGGGACTCTTTGCGCTATGCGCAACTACTTCGTTATCAGCCACGTCCGCTTCCTTAAACTGCTTGCCTAAAACTATAGGGGATTTTATCTTACCCCATACCGCGCACTCCATACACACATCGGGCCTAAGTCCATGAAACGTGTTGCATGTGTACGGTCCTTTGACCAACGACATTTTCCTGTGTGTCTCGCTTGAGTTATAGTCAGGGTGGCCCCTCGACATAACCTGTGCAGCCTTGTCTCCGTCCTCACAAAACTTAGCGATAGACAGCCCCGCTCTCCATAACGGTTCGGTCACATTGGCCTGATCTGTCAGTATGTGCGCGAGTTGAGCGCAACCCTTACCCGCCTGTATTTTCTTTACGATACGCCCAAAGCTATTCTCAGCGTTAGGGGCTATAAACCCAACCGTAACATTAGCACCGTTAGTGCTACTACTCACAGGGGTAACGCCACCCAGCAAACCTACGAAGTCAGCTAACTCGATACTCGGTGTTGCGCTTATCAAAGCCACTGGAGATGGTGGCGTGTCCTTAAAGTTACGTGTGTCAGGCATACGTAAGATACGCGCCGCATCAGCCGTAACTGCAGGATCGGCCTTGAGGCCATTCTCATCACAGAACTCTTTAAACCGTTCCGCTGCGGGAACCCAATCATCCACAGGTACTGGCGCAGACAAAACCCAGTAGGCGTGTATCCCACGCCCTGAGTTAACCTTAGTAGGTTCGGGCATATTAGTCTTGGTGCAGAACGCCTGTAACGCCGATAGCGCATCCTGCTGAGACGGGTATTCTTTGCTAGGGCCACAATCCAAGTCTACGAAGAAGGATTGTAGATGTAGTGCGTTATCGGCCCTGCGGTTAGTGTTGTTTACAAATGTGCTTAACGCAAAATAAACATCGTGGTCTTTAGCATCAAAGGCATCTACCGCTGCATGCAGTTCATCAATAGTGTCATAGAAGTTCTGCGTTCTACGTTCACCGTTGGTTGCAAATAAACAGTAATGCCCTTCACTACTTAAAACACTTTTTAGAAATTCTAGTCGTTCCACTGCTAGTCCTCCGAGTATTAACGGTGCGGCACCCTATACGATACCGCACCGTGTAGGGTATTAGTCTAATTCACCCCACTCACTTACAAGACTGTCCAGCTTGGCTTCTTCGACAACAGGGGGCTTCTTAGTGGCCCGTACCTTGGGTGCCTCGTCCTCAAACGCATCATCAACAACTGCAGGGGCAGCGGGTGTTTCATCAATCTCAAACCCCGAAATCATGGTAGGGGCTTCTTCAACACTGAACCCTTCTTCTGAACCAAACGGGGAATAGTCATCACGCGATGCTAACTCAATGACCTGCACAGCACGTAAGCGCAACGATACACCGTGATCCCGCATGCTATACGGAACACACGAAATCTGCACATTAACCGTACTACCTGTGGTCAACTCAAAGTCTGCGGGTAGCGGCTTGTTCTTAGCATCAACCTGCACAGGTGGCTTAGTAGTGTCAGCGCCGTAAGCACCTTTCAGTACAGCCTTAGCGATGTAGTTACCGTCCTCATCTTTCTTGAAGACTTCGGATGCTTTACCCAACTTTTCGGGCCAGCCTTTTTCGGACGCCGCCCGTGTGTTATAGGCGGTAGCCATAACAGTATACAGGTCTTTTGCCTGTGCAGCGTTCATCACAAACTGCAACTCGTATTTTGCGCCATCTGCAGTAGGGTCACAGGGTACAGACTTACCGCGCTCACCTGCGGATTGATCGAACCGATACGTCCCGTTCAAACGGGGGTATCTCGCAACAACTTTGCGGATAATGTGACTTTCAACTTTTGCCATTTGGTAGTTCTCCTTTAAAGTTTTTTATGGTCGAACCCGTCTTCTATTGAAAACGGGGAAGTATTTACAGCCGCGAAACGGGCTATAGCTTGCAACGTTGCGGGGTCTTTCTTCAACCCTTCAACACTGCGTAGTTCACTAGGCACCAAGGACCGTAAGGGCTTGAAGCATAGGCGGGGATATACGTAGGAGTTATCTGGGTATACGGTAGTTACCACAGATGAAGTCTTTGCTCCCCTACCGTTCAGAAACTTAGCGTATTCCTGTAACGGCTTATTATTATTTTTACCCTTACCGAAGATAGCCGTGGCGGGTAACTGTAGTTGATATACCGTATCGAACTCTCCATCAAGCACTACTGCTACCCGCTGCACAAATCTACAGGCTCTACTATACCCCGAACCCGAACCTTTTATGTTCTGAGTGCAGTCCATACACCTAGTAGCTTGCCGATCTTCGCTAGGAACTAACTCGTCAGGTGTCTGTGTTGTAGAAGACCAACACGTAGGTAGCGTGGTGTGGGCAGCATCATAATCGTTCTTGTAGTACAAACGAGATATGTTGGCGGCATTGACCACCACTACGGCTACTTCACTCGCCATCACTTCCCGCTCTCCATCCCCTACACGTACAAACATACCGTCCTGATAACTAAGCCGCCTAAACTCAGGCATCGTCGGGGGTAGTGCCTTCCCCTAATTCGGACAGAGCCTTATCTACTTCGTCCAACTTAAACCGTTGGGTGTTTTCAATTTTGACATACGTATGCTCGGGGATATAACCCTCCCGAACCCAATGCCGCACAGTAGATATGGATACAGAAAAGTGTTCTGCCACATCCGATATGTTCACATATTTTTTGGTCATTTCTTCCTCACAGTTAGGATGTACTCTGCATCCACATTAAGACCCATAGGTACAAGGTCAGGGTTCTCTTCTAAGAACTGCTTCATGTGAGTTTGGTTAAGACGCTTCTCAAACAACTCGGGAACTTCATGCTCCAAGACAAACTTGTGCATACTTTCCCAATCACTTGTCCAGTAACGCTGTTTAACACTACGATAAAACAAACCCGCTGCAGTTCTAACGCTGTCGATATTGCTCTCAGTGCAGTAATCTAACAACGCTTGCTTGACGGTGTTCTGTTGTTCAGAAAGCGCACCGTCCTCTTCTTTAAACTTAGCAGATAACTCAGACCGCTTATCGCGTATCTTTGTGTACACCCGCGTCAGTTTTTCCACGTCTATTGTCATAAGTCCTCCGTTTATATCTATACTTGTTATCTAATGGTATTAATTAGGATCGTCAAGTATTTCGTGATATAAATTTATCATTTCTGCATGAGCATCTATACGACCTGCAAGCATACGGTACATACGCTTCTCCACATAAGAACCCTGCAGCGATACAACAGTACACTTATGTTTTTGACCTGCCCTGTGAACCCTAGCGTTAGCTTGCGCGTAGGTTTCCAGTGATGAAGTTGGCCCCCACCACACCACAGTATTAGCGGCGGTAAGTGTCACACCGTGCGCGGCTGCTTGCGGTTGAATAACCAACACCTGTGGATCAGTGTCCTCTTGGAACCGTTTGAATATCTCGGTGCGCTTATGTGCGGGTACGTCACCGCGTATAACCTCAGTAGTTATATTCTCAGCCCGTAATTTGTCAGTCAGTATGTCTATCGTGTGTTTAAACGGGACAAACACCAGAACCTTTTGGCTGCTCTCGTCTATGACCTCACGTAATACCTTATATCTGTCTGATATATCGAACTCTACGGTTTCTTTATCGTCGGTATAAACTGCACCTGCTGATATCTGCAGTAGCTTGCTCATGCTCACGGCAGCGTTCATAGCCGTGACCTCTACCCCTGCAACTTCCATAATCATGCGCTTCTTTAGCAGGTTGTAGTAATGCTTCTGTTGACTGCTCAAAGGTACAATCCTGTCCACGTACACCATATCTGGTAAGTCCAGACACTCATCTTTAGAGTAGCGTATCGCAGGTTGCAGCACTCCGTGTACGATCTTGGGCGCAATCGGCTTGGGTTCAAACTTGAAGTGGCTCTTGCGGTC